AGATAAGCTTGTTAGTGCTGAACTAACTGTCCCCATACAGATTACGAATGAGTTTGATGTAGACCGTAACGGTAATAGCTACATTGTGACTGTGATTTACACTGCAGATGAGGATGATCCTGTAGAGGTTCGAGTGTCATTGGATGATGTGGTTAATACCATGGCTGATGAATACTCTGATCCAGAGGGTTATCAGCATATGTACACGGTAGCGCATGAGCTATCACGGTGTTCTGAGGAGCTTCGTGAGAAGGCTTCATATGTGGAGGACAGCGCCAATGCTGTGGGTAGATTATTTGATATAGACTGATGCGGTGCTGCTTAGATTGTGGCACTGAGCTACTGGCTGGAGATAACTGGGTAGCTAGTAGACAGAAGAATTGCACATACAGATGTACTAGCTGCTTTATAAAGAGACAGAACCGTTACAGAGAACTTACTAATTACAACGCAAAGCGTATGTACGTTAATGGTAAGTATATTCCTCAGTCACATCCTCTTTATAAGCCCGGTAGTTATAAGAGCTTTAACGATGCAGCGTTTTCTGGATTACAGAATTACAATACCACTAAGGCTGGTTATGTTTATGTGATTACGAATGCTGCTTGGCCTGAATGGGTTAAAGTGGGAATGGCTATAGATGCGGATGATAGACTTAATAGCTATCAAACCTCTAGCCCGTTTAGGGATTATGAGCTTCAGTATTCTGTTTATTGTAAGGATCGTAGGAAGCTTGAGCGTACTGCCCATAAGGCTGTAGGTTCTATTGCTTCTGATCGTAACAATGAATGGTTTAAGGCCTCTGTTGAGGATGCCATTGACTGCATAACGGCTCTATAGAATGGGTACTAAGTGTCCCTGCTGCCGTGCAGAAGTTGATAGTGTGCATAAGCATCATATTGTCCCTAAAGTTTTAGGGGGTTTGGATATACCTACTAACATAGTTGAGTGCTGTGAAGAGTGTCATGGTAAGATACACGGCAGAGACATGACCAACCATAGGGCGCTTACTATTGAAGGCCTGCGAAAGGCCAAGGCTAGAGGTGTTCAATTAGGGGCTTATAGGGATGGTATTTATGTTGGTGGAAAAGGAACTGCCGAGACAGCTAAGAAAGCCAGTGAAGCCCGTACAGCTTTATATAAGAGCCGTGCCTTGGAAAAGCTTCCGTTACTGAACGACATAGATCCTGACGAAACTATGTCTTTGCGGTCCTTGGCTAAGAAGCTAAACGAATTAGAGGTGCCTACAATATCAGGCAGAGGTATTTGGAATGCTAGTTCAGTTCTAAGATTGAGGAACACTAGGTAACGCATAACGGGTATTATTAAATAGCAAAACTCCCCTTAGCTAAATGGTGATATACTTGCAGGTATAGCCACTTAACTAAGAGGAGTTTAATGTTATGGGTATTATTAAGAAGATATTGCGGTCACTGCAGGAATCACAACAGCGTAGGGCTGATTACTGGATATTACAGAATCTGAGTGATAAAGAACTACGGGATATAGGTATTACTAGGTCAGAGATTGCGCACACAGTGTACTGCTCATAGGGTACTACTTATACCTGTACCGCCTGCAGCGAGCTTGTAAATTATAACAACATCTGACGATATGTAAACCCCCTAATTAAGCCATTTGTTAATTAATTTATGGTAAATAGTTAGGGGGTTGACTTATTACATTCTGCAATGGTACAATAGAAGGTATAGAGTGTTTGATAAACCTCATTTATATTCGTGCTGCAATCCGTGAACGTACAGGTCAGGTTCTTACACTTGAAGAGGTACGAGATCTTCTGTTGGAGGAAGGTCTGATCACACACAAAGAGGCTGCAGACGGTAACCTTATCTTTCGTGGATATGATGATTTCTTTGAAACAGACGTAGCTGATAAGACGGTTGAGCCTGTTGAATATTTAATTGATGTGGAGCCTTCCTATGAAAATGACGAAGACTAAAGACTGTGGTGCGGATGTGGCCCCTTCCCGTAAGCCTAGGATGGCTATGGGCGGTTATATGAAGGCCGGTAAGAAGAAGCCTATGGGTGCATCCAATGGCGGTTATATGAAGAAGAAGTAGTAGTGACTTCTTGGGTTGCGGTTATACTGGTCTGCATGGGTATTGAAATTAGTCAGTGCAATGTAGCTGTATATCCAACCTCTTATTACAGTCTTGTTGAGTGTCAGAATAAAGTAGCTCAGGGCTACAGGATGGCAGCTTCTGCAGGGTTTTTTGTTTCTGGTTCCTGCAGTGAAGTTAAGATTGAGGGTACTGATTCATAGTACCTGCCTAACGTATTTTAATAAATTTATTTAAATTAAGCATACTGTCTGGGGGTAGCCATGCTTGCAGAGATTGCGATGGCTAATGCCGCCTTCGGGGTAATTAAATCCGCTGTACAGAATGGTCGTGAATTAGCGCAGTGCGGGAAGTCTATAAGTGATTTTCTGACTGCAGAGGATAAGATTAAGGACAAGGCTGAAGGCGATAAGAAGTCTATCTTTAATAAGGTTATGGGTAAGGACACTGACGATTTTGAGAGCTTCTTAGCCCTAGACAAGATTAAAGAGCAACGCCGCCAGCTTGAGAGCCATATGAGGCTATATGGAAGGCCGGGGTTATATGACTCTTGGGTAGAGTATCAGGCTCAGGCCCGTAAGGCTCGTAAAGAAGCAGAGAGACAGCGCCTGAAGGATCGGGAAGAGCTTATTGAAGCTGTAACCATCTTTGGTGGTGTGGTTGTTCTAATTGGTTCTGCTATCGGCGCTGCCTACCTTTTCTACGTTTATAAGATGTGAGGCCACATGGCTGGTAAGACTAAAGCAGAGAAGATTGCAGCCGCTAAGAAGCGTCATGGCTTTACTTCTGTAAATAAGCCCCGCCGTGGTGGCCCAAAGAAGTTTGAGGTTTTGGCGGTTGAGGGTGACAGCGTTAAGTACATCACCTTTGGAGATCCTAATATGGAGATCCGTAAGGATAACCCTGCAGCCCGTAAATCCTTTCGTGCCAGACATAAGTGCGACACGGCTACGAGCAAGTTAACGGCCAGATATTGGTCCTGTAAAAAATGGTGATCTAATGTCTCTAGTTAAAAACATGAATGCCCGTAAGAAGGCGGGTACGTCCCGTTCTAAAGGTAAAAGCACTATCAGTGATAAGACCTACAAGGATCTTAAAGCCGGTAAGATGAATAAAGGCGGTATGGCTACTAAGAAGGCCAAACGCAAATGACAGATGCTCGTTTAGAACGTATCGAAAAAAAGTTAGATGACATGGGTGAGGCAATAGTAGCCTTGGCCCGTATGGAAGAGCGCATGGTGTCTTTGTTTAAGCGCATGGACTCTTACGATAAGGCGCAGACACGAAATATTGAGCGTCTTGAGAAGCTAGAGAAGGTGCAGGGAGTTAACGGCCAAACCCTGCGATTTGCAGAGCGAGTGTTCTGGATAATTATTTCTGCCCTTGTTGGCTACCTATTCTTTAAAATGAGAAACCCATGACCGATGAACCTAAAAAGTATACTGAAAAACAGAATGCCTTTCTGGAAGCACTTATGGGTGAAGCCCGTGGTAATATCCGTAAGGCTATGGATATTGCTGGCTATTCTAAAGGTACGGGAGCTTCTGAGGTTACTGTACCGCTTAAAGAAGAGATTATTGAACGGGCATCGATGATGCTTGCCATGAACGCCCCAAAAGCTGCCCACGGGTTGCTGGGTGTTCTGGATGACCCCACGGCGCTGGGCGCACGAAACGCTATTAACGCTGCCCGTGAGGTATTGGATCGTACAGGTCTAGTTAAACGGGAGAAGGTAGAGGTCACCAACAATGGTGGTGGCATGTTTATTCTACCTCCAAAAGCAAATGACTTGGATCAACAAAACTAGGAAGAACTCTACACAGCGGTTACCTTATGCGTACAAGCCTGTGGAAGAGGGTTCCTTACAACTAATACCAGATCCAGACGTAGTTCCTTTTGTTGAACAGGCTATGGATCACTTGGACGAAGGCTTTAGCACCCGTAAGGTTGCGGAATGGCTTTCCAACAAAGTAGGCCGCAGTATTTCTGGTCAGGGTATTAGTAATATCTGGAAGCTGCACCGGCCCAACAGTAAGCGGGTTAAGGAGCTTAAAAAGGCACATCGTAAGAAGCCTAAGCCACACACCGCCGCTGAAAAAGAAGAAGCCCGTCTGAAGCGTAAGATCTCAGACAGCAAGCGTATCAAGACTATGATGGAGAACCGTCTAGCTGATAAGTTTGGGGCCACCCAAGAGGCGGAAGAAGAGTTTGAGAGCATCTCTGATACTCTGGACTTCGGTGTTATCACGCAGGAACAACAACAGCGTTAGGTTGTATTCCAGCCTAACCCCGGCCCACAAACAGACTTCCTAGCGGCCTCTGAGCGTGAGGTACTATATGGTGGCGCAGCCGGTGGAGGAAAAAGTTATGGACTGCTTGCAGACCCTATGCGGTACTTCCATAACAAGAACTTCAACAGGATCATCCTGCGCCGTACTAACGATGAATTGCGGGAACTGATCTGGAAGTCACAAGAGATGTACCCGAAGATCTATCCGGGTGCTAAGTGGCAGGAGAAGAAGTCTCAGTGGGTGTTCCCTAGCGGTGCTAAACTGTGGATGACCTACCTAGAGCGTGATGAAGATGTTCTGCGGTATCAGGGTCTAGCTTTTAGCTACATAGCCTTTGATGAGCTTACACAGTACGCCACACCGTTTGCATGGAACTATATGCGCTCACGGCTTCGTACTACGGACCCAGAGTTACCTCTGTTCCAAAGAGCCACAACCAACCCCGGTGGTAGAGGGCATGGCTGGGTTAAGCAGATGTTCGTAGACCCTGCGCCAGCAAACAAACGCTTTGTTGCAACGGATCTAGAAACAGGGGAGCCGATGGTGTTCCCGAAAGGACATGACAAAGAGGGTGAACCTCTTTTCTACCGCAAGTTTATCCCTGCATCATTGAGAGACAATCCGTATCTTATGCAGGATGGGCAGTACGAGGCTAACCTTTTAGCTCTGCCTGAGATGCAGCGGCGTCAGTTGCTAGAGGGTGATTGGGCAGTAGCAGATGGTGCAGCCTTCCCAGAGTTCAAACAGTCCAAGCATGTATGCGAACCCTTCGATATACCGGATGATTGGCGCAGGTTTAGGTCATGTGACTACGGTTATAGTTCTTATTCTGCGGTACACTGGTTTGCCATCGATCCTAGCTACGAGACTTTGTACGTTTACCGGGAATTGTATGTGTCTAAGCATACCGGCAAAGACCTTGGCCGTGCGGTTATGGAAGCAGAGCGTGGTGAAAGCATACACTACGGTGTTCTGGATAGCTCTTGCTGGCACAACCGGGGTCAAATCGGCCCTAGTATAGCCGAAGAGATGGTCTCAATGGGTTGCCGCTGGCGTCCGAGTGATCGTTCTGCAGGCGCAAGGGTCTCCGGTAAGAACAGGTTCCACGAAGTTCTCAAGATTAATGAGGAAACGGATACCCCCGGCATCGTTTTCTTCAACACCTGCCGCCAGATTATAGCGGATCTCCCTGTAATACCTTCTGACCCCAAAGGTTCCGATGACATCGACCCCAGATATGCAACAGACCATGCATACGACAGCGTCCGGTACGGCATTATGAGTAGGCCTAGAGCCTTTTCACCCTTTGATATGGGACGGGGCGTCCCAATACAGCGGTACACACCCTCAGATTCAAGATTTGGATACTAAAACATGGCTTTAATGGATAAACCGACCGGATCTCTGACAGAAGATCAAACAGAAGCGGAGCAAGTTGTAGCTCTTGTAGAGGATGGTGACGTAGCACAAGAGAATTTAGACTTCTCCGGGGCCGCATCCTTTATACAAGGGCAGTTTCGCAAGTCAAAAGACCACCGTTTGTCCGATGAAGAGCGTTGGTTAATGGCATATCGCAATTATCGGGGTATTTACGGCCCTGATGTGCAGTTTACTGACACAGAAAAGTCCCAAGCCTTTGTTAAGATCACTAAAACCAAGGTTTTGGCAGCATATGCGCAGATTGTAGACGTATTATTCGCCGGTTCTAAGTTCCCGGTGGGTATTGAAAGCCGCAAATACCCTAATAATGTTGCTGGTGAGGTAAATTACGACCCAAATGCCATTACTTCTGAAAAAGTAGAGGAAATGGCCGGGGTACAGTACACTCCGAAGCGTCCTATAGCCCGTCCTGACATTGAGAAGGATTTGGGGCCATATAAGGACAAATTAGAGCCTATTGCAGATGAATTGGAGATGGGTTCCGGGGATTCCCCTTCTGCTGTCTACTTTGAGCCTGCAAAACTCGCTGCCCAGACCATGGAACGTAAGATGCATGACCAGTTGGATGAAACCAGCGCCTCTAAGCACCTTCGTTCTGTAGCATTTGAAACATGCCTGTTCGGCACCGGTATTCTCAAGGGTCCATTTGCCTTCGACAAGGAATACCCACGTTGGGATGAAGAGGGTAACTATGATCCTTTGTATGAAACTATTCCCAAAGTGGAGTATGTGTCTATCTGGGATCTATACCCCGACCCAGACGCCCGAAACATGGCTGAAGCGGAGTATACTATACAACGGCATCGTCTGAACCGTACCCAGCTTCGTGCGCTTAAACGCCGCCCACACTTCCGCACTGAGAGCATCGAACTAGCTATTGAGCAAGGCCCACAGTACCAG